CAAACTACCCATTCCTCGTGAAGAAACACCCAATTTAGCACCCTCATCCATGAGATTTTTTACAATTTTTCCCATAGGAGTTTCTAAAATCTTTGCTTCTCCAATAAAATTCTTGCCATCAGGAGCCAATGAAGTAATCATATGTGACACTCGCTCCAAATTAACAGTAGGTCCGTCTGGATGACCCAATTCACCAAAGGCCCTCTTCTGTTGAATGAAATTTTTGTTATATTTTGTAACTTCCTTCTGCAAAACATCCATAGGATATACTCTACCATTACGATTTTTTACGTCAGCCTGCATGAAAACACCACGAATTTTGTAGTTTTTCTTGCCGGATTCTTTTTCTTCACAAATATATTCTACGTCTTCTATTGCTTCTGAAAATAATTTTACTGTATGCATGATGCATTTATCCTTATAGACCTGTATGTCCTATTACAACTTCCTCTACGTATATAGCTGCATCTGAACTTGCGGTTTCATTAATTGCTGAAATTGAAAAGTTGGAACGTAATGTTCCTGATGTAAAGGTTCCTGTTGATGTTGAATTCGGGGCAATTGTAATTGTAGTACCCGAAACAGCTGTTACATTTACATTTGTTATTAGGGTGTTCCATGCTGCCACACTGCAATCTTTCATTGCTACTTGATCACCGGCAACAAATCCATGGTCAGATACACTACCAACAGTACTTAAAACTGCTGGATTAGCATTTGTTGCTGAATCAATATGAATAGATAGGGGGCGTTCTTCTGGAACTATAGTGATAGAGGTTCCGCCCTTTAAGTAATGTCCAGTAGTAGCAGTGACTGCTGTTCCTTCATTAGTAATTCTAACAAAACAATCATTGCCGCCATATTCACTAACCCTATATGCACCAGCGGGGGATAGTGTTGTAAGGTCAAGTGCATGAGCAGCATCATCACCCATTGTTGTGGAAGTAATTCCTCCACAATGTCTAATTAATTTAAAAGCCATTATTCACTACTCCTAGATTGATAGCATTTCTCGTTCAAAATAGCTCATAAGTGTCTTTTCAGGCACTTTGAACTTTTTTGCTATACTTTGTATAGTTTTCTCGAAAGTATTTAGGAAATCCGAAGGTTTAGCATCCATAACTGTAAAAACTTGATCAACAGCCTCCTTCATCTTAGGAGAAAGTTTCTTATACTCCTTAGATTTCTTATGTTCTTCCCTCTCAACAACAGTCGAGGTATATAATTCCTCAAGCGTCTTCATCAGCAGTTTCTACTTTTTCCGCATTAGACACAAAAGACTTTGATAGATCTTTTCTTTTTGTTTCTAAGGCATCACCAACCTTAGAAGAAATTGTACTTTTAAATACCTTCTCTGCTTCTACATTATTTCCTGATACAACTGCATCTACAAATTCTTTGGTCATTATTTTTTCCTTTTCTTAACAATAAATGCCGGATCAGCATCTTCTGGATCATATTCTGCTGATTGTGGAGGCGGAGCGCCAGGAGCTGGTGCTGGCGGAGCATCCGGGTCTGTTCCCGTCGCAGCCATTTTTGCTCTATCATCTGCTGGCATCCTTGGATCAGTAGCAATTCCATCAGGTCCAGTTGGAATTCTTTGAATACCATCACCACCTGGCGGCAAGATAATTCCACCATCCATTGGATCAGTCTCAGACTCTTTCTTAATCTGATCACGCATTTCTTGAATTTCTGAATCGGTCATATGTAACACTTTTCTTAATACATATTCTTTACTGAAAAATGTTCCAATATATGACTCAACTGTTTGTAATTGATTAAGTCTATTCTCTAAAAGTTCTGCATCTTTCAATTCTGCAAAATGGCCATCAGCAAGATAATCATATTGGAGATGTTCTTGTATCTCCGGCCAATCTTCTACAGCAATAATGCCTTTTAACAACAATTGTGTTTTAAGCATATCAGTAAACATTGGAGAAAACTTTTTACGGATGCGTTGTACGAATTTCGTAAATTTAAGTTCATCTCTTGTTATTTCTGATGAACGTCCAAGACTAAATCCACTCTCTGCTTCAAGTCTTGAAATAGGTACATTAAGTGAACGATATAATTTTGTACGGAAATATTGAATGTCATCAATTTCACCAAGATTGGCACCACCAGGCAAAGTAGAAATTTCTGTACCCCTACCACCTTCACGGCGAGGAAGCCAGAAATCTTCCAACATGCTCATGTGATTTCTATCGTCACGAATTTCACCAGTATTAGCATCATACACAAGTTTATTGCGATAACGATTCATCACATCCTTGAGATATTGCTCTGCCTTGATTTTTGGAAGGTTACCAACATCAATATAAAAGATGCGGCGTTCTGGAGCTCGGGAAATACGATAGATGACAAGCGCATCCTCAATCATACGCAATTGATTAACAGGTTTTATTGCTTTATGTAAATAAGAACGAACGGCGCCACTATTACCATCAATCAAACCAGAAGGAACGTAAGTGACAGAATCTTTTGCAATTTTTAATCCTAAATTAGATCCCACGCCGCCAGGCCCAGACAATCCCTTTTCATTATATATAAAATATTCATCAATTTGATCGGCTACTTCAATTCCTTGATGTTTAGGATCAATTTTTGTTTGAACTTCTCTAACCTTTTTAATTTTAGTTGGGTCAATCCATCTTAATTCAGTGATACCTTTTCTTGGATTTTTAGTATCAATAATTTTATGATAAAAAAGTCTACCATCTACATACCAACGCCTGAAAATATCATGGCCTTTTTGTTCAAAGTTAAGCAAGCGCAAAATTTCATTAAATTCTGCCCGAATTTTTCTTTTAATTTTATCTGGATAATGTAAACGATCTAAAGAAACTTCTATTGCTTGATCGTTTTGATTAGAAACAATACCTTCATTTACAATATCTTCAATAGCAGTGTCACATTCGGCTTGTTGAGCAATATCACGGTATCGTTTGATTAAATCTAAATCAGATCGTTCTCTGCCATCTGTGTCGAGAATTTGTCCAAAAAAACCACCACCAGCAACATCAATGGTGCCATCATCAGGAGACGGAATGGAGAATGTCTTTTCTCCACCCGTACTCCCAGATGTTCTCTGTATTGTGAACCCAAAAAGTTCTGCCATAATAACTCCCTACCAGTGTTATTACTATTTAGTAGGTTTCAAATAACCCTAGCCGCCGGTATCATCACCGCCACCGGCGCCGCCGCCGCCGACAGCGCCGCCGAAGGTATTTACACTAGAAGATTCATAATGTTGATATCTCCAAGTTACATCAAAAGTTTCTATTTCACCAGCAGCTTCACTTGTAAGAGCAATTTCTGTAATTTCTGTTGGCCAAGCACTCTTGAAAATATAACTTTTTAATACTTTATCATCACGATCCAAGTGTTCTACAGTAAGATCAGTTTGATAATCACTAGGATTTGTCTTTCCTGTAGTATTAGCAAGATCATTAATACCATTAGACCATCTTTCCATTGCATTACGAATCATGAAGTCCGTATCATTAAGGAAAGTAGTTGTCCAAGGATCACCAAATTCTCTATCACCAGCAATATAAATCGACCTGCCCCGGAAGGGAATTGCAATTTCAGGAAGAGCCATCGCTGGTAAAGAAGATGCAGTACACAAAAAAGATGTTCTAGACAGATCAAGTCCGATAGAAATCCCAGTTGGTTCTGTAATTGTTACCCGATATTGGTTAGCTCTTGCGCCACCACCAATAAGAGCAGCTTTAAATGCGTCAATATTTGGCATGATTAACCTCCTACCTCACTAAACTCAACACCAGTTCTTACGGCAATAAAGTTTAGTGTAATAAAGTTAATTGATCTTGCAGGTTTAATGTAAATATCTCCAATAAACTCGTTTCGATCAATAATTTCTGGTGAGTTGTTTGTACTATCACATACAACCTTGAAATCAAAAATACCACGACGACCCTGAACATCCCTCAAGAAAGGTTCAACCATAGCACGGAATTGAGCCCGTGTAAACTCATCGTTGAACTCAAAGAGCATGTACTTAGCAGCAGTTGCGATTGCCTTTTCAAGAACCAAGAACAACCGGCGCACGTTAATGCGGTCAAAAGCACTTGGTTTTGTCTGAGCAGTCTTATCACCAAACAAGGTTACTCCTTGGCCGGGGAAATTAACTACTGGATTAATCCTTGCACGATAGAGAATATCTCTTTCGGATTTCATTGGATTATATGATAGTTTGATTGCACCTCTTACAGTACCCCTAGTATAACCAGCAGGGCTCCACCATGGATCGGCAACACCATCTGTGTATGCACAAAGTCCAGCAGTATCACCATTCATTGGCACCCAACGATATACATCGTTGTACTTATCATACATGTACTTGTAACAACTATCATAAACCATGTAAGATGAAGATGGGCAAAGGTCGAATGCAGTCTTAACATTCTCTGCGGCTTTCGCAGCAGTTGCAGAAGAAGCAGCAAGTCCAACATGTGCGGCACGGTTTGGTGAAACAAAACCAACACAGTCTTTTCTCATTTCACATAGGTCAGTAATCATTGTTACATGAGTGTCTTGAGTTGCGTTTGTGTTTCCAGCACCACCACCCTTGGCACCTAAGACAAGGTTAATGTCCAATGATTCTGCATCTTTGAACTTATCATAACCGATTGCCAACTCACCAGCAGTTACAGCATAATCGTCTGTTCCGCCAGAAAGTGCATCAATCGTAACAGGACGAACATCAGTATAAGCAGTTGTTGTGTCTGTACCCCAGTTAGAACCAGCAGAAATATGATCTGTCCAGTAGAT